GTTGATGCTGAATACCTTAGTACAAGTAGAAAAAAGATAGTAAAGGTTAGTGCGGATGAGCTGATAAAAGCGGGAGCAAACTTTTCTAAGTTTAACCTTGAGAATATTGAGGCTCGTTTTTGGGTTGCGACAAGGCTGGAGGAGCTGGGCATAAGCCGCGAAATTGTAGCTAAATGTTTAAGCCATGCTGGTGACGACGCAGCCACGACAGGGCGCTATGCACGATCAGCACATTGGGAAGCAAGACAGAATGCGCTTAATGCCTTAGGTAATGCGCTGGAATCTTGCGAAAAGGGCTTGAATCCTAGTGCTTATGCTGGTGATAACGTGGTGTTTTTAGATAAAAAGGCGGGATGATGAAAGAATTCTTATTCTATTTTTTCATATCAAACGGGAAAATCATGAATAGAACTAATAAGGCACGGTGTCAGATTTTATGCTCATTACTGACTTTTATTTCCCGAAACCCTTTGTATATGCGGCTTGCGGGGGGAGGCAAGAAACACAAGAAAGTAGAAAATAAAAAGTCAATTTATCAATATATACCAATGCATAAAACTATGCAAGCGATATTTTCACAATATAAAAAGTATTTGCCGTAAACTTTGTCTTGTTGTGTCTAGACAGGCTCAATTAAGTAATAGGTAGTTCGCCCCGCTTGGTTTCTTGGCGGAGGTTAAGCGAGGCGAACTAAATAAAACCGCACTCAGGAAAGCGCGACCCGTACCCAACACAAAAAATGGGCAAGGTATAGGTGTATAAAAGTATGCACCTATTGCTTTCCGAGTGCAATGCTCAGGAAAAATGGCAATGATTATTTTACGCATGAAAGCCGCTATGGCTAAAACAGGCTTCGCCCGCTCGACGATTTACGCACTAATGAAAAAGGGACAGTTTCCGCATCAAGTAAAGCTATCGGAAAAGGCAGTTGGTTGGCTTGAATCAGACTTAGATGCTTTCATTCAGTCGCGTGTAGATGCAACCATTGCACAGCGGGAGGCTTAATCCATGAAAGATAGCCAAAAAAAAATCCCGATCTCCACTGGCATGGATTCGGGACATTTTGATAATACTAATCTTGTACATAAATATACCCCCATCAAGAGAGGGACGCAAGCCCATAAAATGTTTGGTTTGCTATTAGCCAATCCGGCGGGCGTAGATATTATCGACCTAGAGCAAAAGCATGGCAGCTATTTAAGGCTGAAATTATAGAAGAGGCTTCATACACTCAAGATGACGAAAGAGTAGTTGCAGCGCTACTAAAAGCAGCCAATAAACTACGCTATGAACACGATAACGACATAGAGACAACCAGTTATTTTTAAATTATTTGCAAAATAATGTTGCAAAGTATTTTTTAGTAGTTTACTATGCAGTCATCGCAACACACAACGGAACGGAGAGAGAAAATGGAATACACCCAAGAGCAACTCATACAAATGGCCGCCATGCTTGAATGGATGATAAAGAAGAGTGCATCAGTTCATAAAGATTGGGGAAACAGCTATCACATAGAAATGCCTGATGGCAATAATTATTATGGTAACTACAAGTCAACTAGCTACACCTGCCCACGCGAAGCGCTTATAGGCGAGATGGAACTAGATAGAAATAATTTACTTCCTTGCGGTACTAACTAATGAAAGAAACAATCAAACAACTCACAGACCTACGTACTGAACTAACCGCACTACGAGCAAAAGAGCGTGAATTAGTAGATCAGTTAATAAGACGTATGGGTCACGATTACATTGGGCAAAAATGGTATACGCTAGAGGATGGTACAAAACTATTCATCCACACTAGAAATGAGTATACAATCGACGTTCCCAAATTTAAGAAGGCCAGAGAAGAACATAAATACTTGCCGATTCATTGTAATGAAGTACACGAAGTAAGTGATTATGAACTAGCCGAACTGATGAACACAGGGACGTTAGAACAGAAATCAATGTTTTCATCAATGGTTAGGATTAAATCACTAAATCCTTATCTTAAAATAGTGGGGTTAGAAAATGAGTTATGCGCCAAGTAAGCCAGTGCCACGCGCACCTATGGTTACACTAGTTGGGGCTGCGGGGGTGGGAAAGTCATCACTAGCGGCAATGTTCCCTAATGCTGTGTTCATCCAAGCTGAAAGCGGTGAATCTGTTTTTGATTCATGGGATGATGCAGACAAGCCCATGCTTTTACCTGAATTGCCAAAATCTAAGCCAGATGCGCCAGTTAGTACAAAGAAAGAAATTATGGCCCAATTACGTTGGCTGGCAACTGATAAGAATCACGGATTTAAGACGTTAGTCATTGATACCGTATCAGCACTTCATGTTCTTTTTGAACGAGAGCTGTGTGATTCAGAAGGAGCTACAAACATCATTGAAGCACATGGCGGCTATGGAAAGGGTTTGTTAGCTCTGAGAGACTGGCATAATGACGTACGTAATGCATGCGAATACCTAGCAAAGAAATGCGGTATTGCTGTTGTTTTCTTGTCTCATATTGGAATACAGAAGTTTAAACAAGGGCCATCATCGGACGAATATTGCATTTATAACTTGGATCTACCGCCTGCATGTTTGCCAGTATACGTAAACCTTGTAGATGCTGTGTTATTCCTGACGCAGGAGGAATTCGTAGACGGAAACAAGACAGACAAAAAAGGCGTAATCACCAAGTATGGGAAGCTTATCCAGACAGGTGATCGATACTTAGTAACAGAAAACGCCGGTAACGTAGGCTATGCAACCGCTAAAAATCGTTATGAATTAGATAGCCGTATTCTAGTACCACACGGCACAAACCCACTTTTAAACTCAATTAAATTCTTCTCAAAAGGTAATAAATAATGTCAAACTTCTGGAAAACATCTAACGGTAAAGAAGCAACTGGTGTTAATGAATCAAATGATTTCGCCACAATTCCTAAAGGTGATCGTAAAGGCTTGATTAGCAAAACAGAAATTAAAGATGGTGATTTCGGTAAAAAGATCAGTTTGCAATTTACCATTACAGAAGGTGAATTCAAAAAGCGCACTTTCTTTACCAATATCAATCTTTATTTGCCTGCTGACTACGCAAAGTTAAAAGAAGATGACAAGCAAAAGGCGATTGCCAAGCAAGATAAGGCCATTAATTTGATGGTAGGCCTATTTAATGCAGTAGGTGTAGCTCTACCACAGTGCAATCCTGAAGATATTAAGGCGATTGATCTAGCCCGCCTATGCAATAAGCCAGTAATTATTGATATGTACCCATTTATGCCGAAACCAGAAGCAGGTGGTGAACAGAAAGGACCGTTCTACTTGGCTAATAACTTCAAGAAGGCAACGCCAGCGGGTGCATCACCTAAGCCACAAACGAAGACTGAAGCAGAAGAAGCTGTAGAAGAAAAGCAAGCGGAATCGATTGATCCAGATTTAGTAGAAGAAGATAGCGATGTTCCCTTCTAGTCTGTCATAAACCAAGGCGGCAATCCACCGCCGCCCATCTTCCTTGGTGTCACATGAAAAACAAACTAGACGAAATATGGTCAACCATGCAAGATGATCCAGAATACGAACTTAATTTAAACGTATGTGATCGTGAATTGTGGTTGCGTGAAAATAAATATAAATCACCAGATAAACTAACAGCCCAACAAGTGCGGGCTAAGTTTAGACGATTAATTGAAACTAGAACGTTTGAAAATAATTTACGCATGATTGGTTTCGATAAATTACCAAATGGCAATCAATCAAAAGATGGAATTGAATACGTATGTTTATTTGATTTATATTTCAATAAACCAGAAGCAAACCAAAGCAAGCTATTAAATTACATGTGTGGATTGGCTGGCGTTAATAATGGTTTATATTATGGATGCAATGCAATTAATGAAGAGGTAAAAATTGTTACCATTGAATTTAATGAAAGTGAATTCAATGATAAACGTTCTATTATTTCATCAGAAACAATGCCTAATTGTGATTGCTGCCCTGTTCCTACATCAATCAAGCCACATTGCCACAATTGCACATCTTATAATAACGGGTGCGATATTGGATCAGGCAAAGCAGTTTGCCAATCGCATAGTTTTTACCCTGAAGTTATTACATCGGTTTTCATGTGGGAAGTAGAAGAAATGCACATGGAAGATAGAGCGGTAACATACATAAAAACAAATGGCGAATCAATCAGAAACGGCAAAGGCGGAATAGCCAGCGCAAACCTATTCGAGTGACTAAATGTTAATTCCTCGCCCATATCAACAAGATGCCTATGATGCTTCAATCAAGCACATCAGAACCAATAAAGATCCGTCTATTGTTCACGCAAGCACCGCAGCCGGTAAGAGCATCATTGTTGCCATGCTTGCGCAAACGGTAAAGCAAGCAAATAAACGTACGCTTATTCTTGTACCTAATGGTGATTTGGCCGAACAGAACGCGAATAAATTTCGTGAAATTGGAGAGAAACCGTCTATTTACAGCGCTTCATTGGGGCATAAATGCGTAGAAAATCACGCTGTATTTGCCACACCTATGAGTGTGTTAAATAATCTTGATGACTTTGGTGATGAATACGCGCTGATAATATCGGATGAATGCCAGATGATCTCTGAGAATCCTGATTCTTCATCTCAAAAAATACTTACTCATTTCAGATCAATCAATCCAAAAATACGTATTTTAGGACTAACAGCAACGCCGGTGCGCTTTAAGACTAAGCTTGTGTCTGCTGGCTCTACATTTAAAAGCGTTTGTTATTCAATCACAAGCGAACAACTGTCATCACAAGGCTGGACTGTTCCATATAGCATCGGCGTATCAGATTCAACATACAGTTTGCTTGCACTAAAAACCGATTCTAAAGGTAAGTTTAAGCAGTCCGAGGTAGATGCACTTACACTAGATAATGAGCGTCTTACGCGCCAGATTATAGATGATCTGGTCGGTATTATGGATCTGCAAAATCGTAAGTGTTGCATTATCTTTGCATCATCTATAAAGCACGCAGAAGAGATCCGCAGCTATTTACCTGAATCAGATTCATCTATTCTTATCACTGGCAAGACAAGCAAGAAAGAACGGGCCAGATTATTGCAGGAAGCCCGCGATGGTAAACACAGATACATCATTAACTACGGCACACTTACCACTGGTACGGATATCCCTATTATCGACTGTGTTGCGCTGTTACGTGCTTCTGAGTCGGTAGGGTTAGTAATTCAAATGCTAGGCCGTGGTTGCCGTTTGTATGCACCTAGCTGGTTAAAGTCATATGGTCAAACTAATCGTCTATCTGATTTTTACGAAGGAAAGATGGATTGCTTAGTCCTAGACTTTGGCGAGAATTTAGAGCGGTTCGCACTATCCGATGATCTGGTTATTTCTGGCCTACTTGATTTAAAAGAGCGCAAAGATAAGCAAGGTGATGTACAATTATGTCCAGAGTGTAACGCAGAGAATTCACTCATGGCCCAGCGTTGCCACGGTGTCGTAAATGATGGTACTCGTTGCGAATATCGTTTCTTATCTAAAACGTGTGATGCTTGCGATTCAATAAATAGCCTGTCTGCACGACACTGCACAGATTGTGGCGCTGAGTTAATCGACCCTAACGACAAGTTAGAGCGTAAAGCAGCTATTGATACCACAACACCGCGCGAGTTACCTGTGGTGGCAATGCGTCTACGCAAACATGAGAAACAGGGAAGGTTTACTCTTCGTATTGATTGGACGATGGACGAAGGAACGAGCATTCTACCGGTGGCGCAGTTCTTATCTGAAAATCGTGTTTTATACTTTTTGAAGAAATGCCAAGCACAGCACTTAATGACTTGCTCGATTGATGAAATAGTAGACAGGCAGCATGAGTTGGTTAGGTTGCCAGAGGTTGTTGTCAGAAGACCGAAGGGCAGTAAATATTTTAATGTTACATACTAGGAGAAGTAAAAATGAAAGTATCCACAGTAGAAAAAAATAGCGTAATTGAGGTTATCGATCAGCATGGTGAGTTGATCAAGGTTGATAAGGAAGAGATTAAGTCTTACTTCACAGAAGAAGGAAAGATTGATCCTATTCTTGATGCGATTGCATTTGTGGCCCGTTCTTACGTTCCTGATATTTCAACCGAACAAGGGCGCAAAGAATTAACGGAATGGGCAGATAAAACACTTGAACACAATAAGATTTTAAAAGTACACCGTAAAGAAATTGCAGATGAAATTAAAAAACTACCTGCTATTGTCGATGCTACAGGCCGTAAGTGCATTAAGTTCTTAACAGAACTACATGCAGAAATTATGCTGCCAGTTACTGAATGGCAGTATGAAGAAGATTTAAAAGAGTCTGCACGACTAGCAGAGAAAGAGCGCTTAGAAATGATTGAACGCGTCAAAGTTGACCACGTTCAAGCGTTAATTGATAACGAGCAATTTGATATTGATGCAGAACAAAATAGGATTGCAGAAGAGCTATTGCAGGCAGAACGGGATCAGCGTATTGCAGATGAAGCTATTGAGCAAGAGCGTTTACGTGTCGCAGAGATCGCGTCGCGTTTGCAAGCTAAAGTAGACGCTGACAAGAAGAAAGAAGATGATAGAAAGGCCAATGTAGAGCATAGAAAGACGGTAAATAATGCCGCGTTGCAATCATTAGTAGAAAAATGTGGACTATCAGAAGAACAGGCTAAAAAAGTGGTGATCGCTATTGCTAGCGGATCTATTTCTAACGTGCATATAGAGTATTGATAAATGGACGAAATAACCTACAAAGACGTAAAATTTCATGTATATGGAGAATATACACCGCCTAATGGTAGTGATTGTGCTGAGTATGATGTAGCAGCCATCTATGTACACGACAGCACAACTGACATCACCCACCTAATAGACTGCAAAGAATTTCAAGACGCATTAATTAAGCAGATTGAAGATTACGCAGAAGAGATGAACAATCAACTTGGTATGGAATGAAAAAACCCCTCGTAAAGAGGGGTTTTTGTTTATATTATTTGTTTAATCAACCATCCAGCAGGAACAGCAACACCCTTATCTGCCCTGCCTTCAATCCCACCAGTCATAGTGCCTCCTGCCTTTATCGCTGTAATAGTATGTGGGTAAGCATTTAAATAGTTACCCTGTATTAACATAGTGTTTGAACTACCAGTTAATGAGGTGTCTGTTAATGATAAACACAGATCACCAGATGAGCCATAACCTAAATAAATTAAACTTACTGCTGCATTAGCTATACTAGTTAAGCCGCCTTTGATGGCAACAGTATTCCTTCCTTCAAGTGACCAAATTGCCCCTTCTTCATTTGATCCATGCAAATCTGCAGTTCTATTTATATTACACCCATTAAAAAATAATGATGTATTTGTTAATCTAAAAAAACCAGTACCAAAATTAATAAGTGGAGTATTAGAAGACCCAATCTTTTTCTCGAAAACAATGGTGCACCCGACAAACGCTATCTGACTAGATATGTAATGCTCCGTAGCTCCATTTAATACAAACCGAGCGTTAAACGGTGTTGCATATTTTATAGTGCTATCTAAAGTTCCATACGCACAAGCATATCGTGATAATGCTGCATCAAGAGTCTGCATTGGTGAAGATTCATAAAATCCAGAATTTAGGTTATTTCCAGCAACTGAATCAACATAAATTAATCTGTTTTTATTTACATCATCTATTAAAGTATTTGCTGTCCATGATTTATCAACATAAACAGGTAAATTTATTTGACTGGCTAGAAAATTAGCACCTTCTTGCGTGTTTGTAGATTGAAAACTTTTTGCACTAGCAACAGATAAATTAAATCCAGCGCCAGATGTGTAGATGGACCCATTGAATGCGCCTGAAATAATCCCAAGATCTACGCCAGACGTAAACCCTATTACTAAAGAGTTTGTTGTTCTTTCTCCGTATAGGTTTAATGCTGACCACTGTGAGTTACATACAGCATGGGCGTAATCGTTACCTTCACAAGTAAGAGATGTTGTCGTCGTAGATTGGGAATAACTAGTAAATGCACCAAATACTTTGTTTTTTGTTGTTGATGGTAAATATGTATCATTCGTAAATATATCAAAAAACTGAATAGAGCTTGTTAGCGCTGTTGTTGTTTGGTCTGCTCTGTTTAGATAGCCATCTAATGTAACAGAATTACCATCTGACGACGTAAAAACACCGCATTTATGATGAAGCGTGTTAGCTTTGATTTTTGATGCCCAGCAAGAGCTGTGTCCTACTCCGATATCAGCACCAGCAACAAAAATATCAACAGTAGACTGAGGAGCACCAATAAGACGCAATCCACCTAGCAACCTTTTTCCAGTTGCAACAATTAGGCTGTATCCCTTGTTTACTGTACCGTGAGCAATAGTTATTTGACCACTATCAACCCTGCTTCCCGATGGCATATCATTAAAAGCAATTACAGTGCCATTAGTTGTATTATATGTGTCGGTGTCAATTGCCCATGTATCTTGTATTGATAAATCAGCAACCAAAACGCAACCAGATTTAAGACGATCAAGTGCGAAAGCAAAGCCACCTTTTACATCAACACCAGTAAATCCAGAATATGCACCGTACCGCAACGGCGACGTAAAACGGCAACCACCCGAGCCTGTTGGGAGTTGAACTAGGCGACCACCTACTTTATAAGCGCCACCAGCTACCCATCCAATACTTGACGCTTTGTTTAGTGCAGCTTTAAGGGCATTTGTGCTATCTGTACCATTTCCGCTTGAGCCATTGCAATCAGGCACAGCGCCGTAAGCTTCTGCTAATACGTGTTCAGTATTATCAATCCTGATGAATCGACCAACGCCACCAGATGATTTTTGAATTACGTACCCATTGTCATTTGCAAGAGTGCTTGCGGCATCCCATACAAACATGCCACTTCCATAACCATTTGAGGTGTGGTAATTCATAATTACAGACTGGCCATCTCTTGATGGATTAAATAATTTTAACGCTGCTAAGTTTGCAACCTGAACATTATCAATGACTGATAGTACATCAACAGTATTTACCACCCGCCACAAAGTAGCATTAAACGCCCCGCTAGTCACAAATGGGAAAGCAGTTCCAAACGCAGGCGCGTAAATCAACCCACTATTTGTTACGGTCTGAGTCACACGTAAAAGTGTTTGACCACTTGTGCTGTACGCTGTTGGCTGCTCAAACCCAATACGTTCAATCTGGTAACTAGCATCGGAATTAATCCCATAAATTGTCCGGTCATAGTCACCCACGCGGTTCTGAAACGAATAATCTGAGCTATTAATTAGCTTGTCTAAGTCGCTAGCATTACGCACCAATACATCAGCTGCGCTTGAGCCAATAGGATCATTCAAAGGCATTGTCTTTCCTTAATCATGCGCGTAAGCGCGTTTATCATATTTGCGTAATTGTAAGCCAATTATACCATCTTGCTTAGGTGTTTTATTAATAACGGTATAAAGTCCTGCTTCTGATATTTCTTGTTCTGTTAGACCAATGCCAAACACATACCTACTGCTTGCTCCTTGATCGCCTGTCTTTAGATATGCAGCACTTGGAACAGAATCTACAATAAAGCCGTTTACACCATCACTGCGCGGTGTGCATCTAACAAATGCAGAACTACTGCCATCAATACCAGTAAACGCCGTGCGGCCAGCAGGTTGGCCTTTAAATAGGCATTCTTCGCTAGTCTCAACTAAATTACCAACAATAGAAATAATCTCACCAGCCTGAAGGCCATCATCACCAAAAAAATCTGATGGATCAATCCAGCGAACCAGATCCCCACGACCTAGCATGTTAGCATCTGATAAAGCTTCATCTGTAACACCATCACGTGAATAGATTAAATGCCCAGCTTCAAGATATGCTCTGTTAGTGGCCTGATCCTTATCCCTGCATCCTGCTAGTTTAATCTTTGATGGATTACCTGCTGCTCCTTCAACTATTGAGCCATTGCTGTTTATCCTTAGTTTAATCAATGATTTTTTATTCAACGCAATATCAATATATTCTAGCTCTATCCCATCGAAAGAGTTTGGCATAACTCTATCCATTGTGATGTTTGAGTCACCACCCGCTGATAAATTACGATAGTCGAGCTGCATAACTGGATAGTTGCCACGTAATTCATCACGCACAAACGACCATTTAGATCCATCTCTAAAAACAGAACATCGTCCGGCATTCGCCATTGTTGCTATACGTTCACCGTATGAAACGTCTTTATCATCAAAAGTAAAGTCGAAATTAAGCAGCGTAGTGTTGATTGGCAATGATGCGTTAATACGCTGCATTGTAGCAGTGTCGAGTTGAGATATATCGCGCTTAGCAACTGCAGTATGCTGATGCAGAATTGACCTAAACAAGTTTCTGCTAGCACTACATTCAACAGTATTAAAATCACGTACCCAGCGTGTGAACTCGCAATTAAACTTGCGCTCCGTTCCGCTAGTCGCTGACTCTGTTGCCTGAGTTGTCACACGTATAATGGTAGATGATGGGAAAACTTTACTTTCGTAATCTCTAATGCCATTGATTGATTCAATCTGAAGTCTGTCATATTCATTCGTTGAATATGAAAAACTTGTACGTGTTAAATTTGTTTTGTATCTAGCCAAACCAAATGATGGTGTAATATAGATCGTTCTAAATTGTTGGTCTAAAGTATTACCTGTGAATGTTCCTTGGTACTGACCACGACTACCCACAATTTCCGTATTGTTTACATCAACTGCCCAATAGTCTATGTTGAATTGGATAATTGCTGTGGCATTGTCATTAAATCTAAGACCCCTAAGCATAGCAAAGTTGTACTGCAATACTGATGCCGCAATTGGGATTGTGAACGTAGTAGTTGGCACTCTGTCACCATTATTTCTAGTCATAGAAACAGTCAGCGTAGTATCAGTTGGTGTATTGGCAGGTATAACACCAGTAAATATCATAGTAGTTATGCCACTAGAAACAGTATTCGATGCTAGCGTACAATCAGCATTAAATGTATCTGTTAATGAGGATGAGCCTGATGTGTAATGGTATGTAAATACAAGTCTAATACCTCCTGAAACACCTAACACCTGATTAAAGCTTGTGTAGTCTCCACTAGAAAACACCATCGTTAAATTATTGCCCGCAAATGTGCAGCCACCAGAAGTAGAAATGGGTGTTGATGCCACAGGCACTGGTAGTTTTTGACCGTTCACGTCTGGCGTAGAAAATGATTCCCTAATATTACTTACAGTTGTTTGTCCATCTTCAGGGTATTGCCCAGAAATCCAAGTCGGTTTAAATAATGAATATGTAGCATTTGCAATATCAGTAAAAGGTGTAGATGCAGAGCGAACAACTGCAACATCACCAGTGCCACGACTGACAAGCATCCATTCGGTAATAAACTTTACATTGTTGATGTATTCATAAAATGACTGTTGAATCAAATCAGGATAACTAACAACACGACCATAAATATCTGGCAACGCCTGATAAAGACGATATTGATTAGTAGCGCCTGTGAATTTATTATTAGGCGAGTCCTTCCCTTGTCCGACATTATTTGGGATATCAGGCTTAGGAGTAAGTGCAACAACAACAATAGCGGCTACGACAGCAATCGCTGCATAAATTAATAGTTTAATACCTTCTTGTCTTCGTGCCAATCTAACTACATCAAATACAGTTGCCAATCTATCTAACGTTTCGCACTCAACAGGATTTTCAATGATATCTCCATTTATCCATAGAGTGTAATCAGCGCCACTTTCAATATGCAGCGCAATATTTTCTTGAATGGTAAGACTATGATCAAGAGCGTATATATCGCCAATCATCGCCGCTTGAGGATCTTTATATACTGTAAGCATAAAATTTCATTTTCCCGAATATTCTTTCTAGTGAGGCAATTTTATCTATTCTAACAGATCCATACTGATTATCGCTTCCAGCACTATGTAATACATTCCATTCATCAATAATAATCCCACAATGACTAGGTATGCCACCCTTAAAACTCATGAATGCAATTCCTGATCTAGCTGGGTATGACTCGTGCCAATTTGGTGATTCTTCCTCGAATCCACCTTCGCTTATGTCACGGATGGGCATTAAACCTATATCAATACCCATGACGTGCTTATAGTAAAGCATCACAAGGCCATAGCAATCCATCGACTCAAAACTATGCGCATGTTTAACCCACGGCACACCAATAACCTTTGCAATAAATTCATCTTGCGTCATGTCAATTCAAGCCCTGTAAAGTCCTCAATGGTGAAAATAGAGGATATATCAAGCCGCATCGGGTTATCATCAGATGCCTTAATGGTAACCGACTCTTTCCCGAAGACAATCCCTCCTTTGTCAGACACCCATAGATCAATGGTAAACGCAATATCTTCTATACTTGTGCCAATCCAGTGTGTATAAGTTGCCTTAATTGGAATAAATTTACCAGCGGTAGAAACCTTATTAAGTGCCTGTTTTAACTCTCTTCCTACCACGTATCTAGAGAACGAAACAGAAAAAGAGCTGACAGGATCTTTACTGATTTCAGGTGGATTAATTTTCATACTGCAAGGAATATAATCATTTCCACCTAAATTTACCAAATTAAACTGATGATCTACTAGCCGATAATAACCAAAATCAGGATGATAATAATCAACTGTGAAGTATTCAGGCTTATTGACTTTAGTCGTCCAGAACTCTTTTTTGTTCATGATGTAAGTGCCTGTATTTCAGAGGCAGATAGTTTACGTAGGTAGTAACGCATGGTAGATATTCCACTATTAATTTGCATACTGCCACCATTCCTAGAACCTATAGAAATAAATTCGTCAGTAAGCAAAAATATCTTAGACCCTTGAGATATTGTTCCTGAATTCATTGACATCAATATCCCATCGTTTCCGTATGAAACACACGCCATATTTTTTCTATCTAAAAAAGCACTATTTGTTGTTTCAATTGTTGCCGTTGCTCCTAAGTCATCTGTATATCTAAGCCGCTCATTAACAAATAGATATAAAAAGCTTTGTGATCCACCAGCCCCAACAATAACTTTTATTGCTGATGTATCTATTGCAGAAAAACCACAAAGAAAAGATCCTATACCTGCATTTATTAAGCAGTCAACTTTGTTTATTTTGGCAAAGTCCTTATCCCTAGTTGCTGATGCAGATGTGGTAACAATCCTAGAAGTATAAAAACTACCAGCCTCTAACTGCCATTCAGTTACAGATCCAGTGACAGTTACCGTTAAATTACCAGCGCTAGGAGTAAATGTCAGTGAAACAAGGTTATTTATGCCAGTACCAACCAATGATCCAATGCTGGCTCCTGATAATGCAACTGATCCAGTTCCCTTAAATGACAATGTATGCGCGGTAGAAGTTACTGTTCTAGTTTGTGTTACACCAACATCAGACGGGAAAACAAGATTAGTCCTACCCTCTTCAATTAATAGCTCTTTATAGCCATATGACCAGCGATAGCGCGGCTCATTGACAGCAGCCTGTGTGAATGTACCTTGTGTTATCTCAGTGGTCCCGCTGCTAGCTCGCGTAAATATAGCCTTTTCATGCAAGACACCATCTTTAACGATATCAATGTATTCAACAGTCGGCCATTCTTGATTAATCGTCACATCCAGCAAGCTGGCATACGTTTTCCAATCTGGCAGTGTGACAATATAATCGCCGTTATCTAGGTAGGACTGAGGAACAACCAATTTACGCGCCATGATTGTGGCGTTGTATGTAAATGATGTTTGACTATCTTGTTTTGTATCTAAGAAACTAGTAGATAAAAACCGACAGGTATGATCTACAAGGCCGAATTCTGTCTTGATGGGTAGAATAAATTCATTTAGTCCATTGTCTAGGTACTGAGATAATTTAACCCATAACTGAAAACGCTGTGCATCATCTTCATTAAAACGAAATGTAACATCCCAAAAAACAGGCATATCTGAGCCTATTTTTTGAGTGTAAGAAGGCCCGCGCCTTGGGTTTGATTCAGTAAATTGTGCGGGCTGATTGCGTGATTTACCAGCAAATAAGAACGTAGGCAAACCAACTGGATAAGCGATTATTGTCATAGTTTACTCTGTGTATTTGAACCGGCCTTTAAGCCATCCCATGCGGGGCCAGTGTTTGATCTAAGCCCATCACCAACGGCCTGCACTGCTTGACGTACTGCTATTTCAATCATTTTACCATCTGGGGAAGTGGTTGTTTGAATATCTGCACCGGTATAGTTGCTAATGTTGATTGTAACACCGCCACCACCGCCGCCAATATCATTTGCCGGTGTAACACTGCCATTTGCAGTTGCCATCATGTATTGGTTGCCATTGTTGGCAGTGTACATTTCAGGTGCGCCGCTTTCATTGACGCGATACATAGATCCAGCATCAACAGCGCCGCCGTAACGACGCGCACCGGCTATAGGAGCTGCAGCAATAGAGGCAGCTCCTAGACCAGCAGCAGCAGCGCCAGCAGCAGCAGCAGCAGCAGGAGCAAGAGCTGGACCAACCAATGGTATAGCAGCAGTAGCAGCAAAGGCATTCATTGCCGCCATACTTGTCATCATTGCGACCTGACCTGATGCCGCTGCTGTCAATGCCGCCGCTCCAACTGCCTTGCGCGATGTGTCGACTGTATCTTGAATGATTGAATTTTTTACATATTGAACGCCCATCTGTACAATCGCACCTACTGCCTCGGTTAGGATAGATGAAGCAAGGCCACGCATAGCCTTTTGAGCGTTCATAGTGCCAGTTAAAAGCCCCTCAATAGCTGATGCTGACGCAGAACCAAACGCATCCAGAGCGTCCAAAGTAAATTGGTTGATCTCGCTTTGCTTTCCCCACGTTTGAATAGCTAGCTCTTGCTTTGCAATATTATAATCAGTTTCTATTTGTAATTTTGTTGCTGTTGCTTCTGCAGATGCATTAACACCAGCAGCGGCCATCTCTGTCTCATACTGATTTACAATTTCAAGTTTTGCTTTATATTCATCTTCAAGAGCTGTTACCGGATCAAGGCCACGAAACTTTGTTGTGACATCAATCGTCTTGTTTCTCGCTTCAAGATTAGCCGCTTGCACCTTCTCCTGAATGGCAACCTCTTTATCTGATTCAGACTCAAGGAATGCAACACGATCTTGAGCATATTTTTGAGCAACAAGAAACTTTGCTTCCTCGTATTGCTCAGTATTCTTAAACTTAAGCTTGTTTATTTTGTCCAGCTCGTCAAGCTCTTGCGCATCAATCTTAGCCAAGCCAGTAGCAGCCGCTGAACGAAGGCGTAGCAGCTCTTGGTAGCCTTTCTCTTGCTGCATTGCTAGTTTCTTAGCCTCAGCTTCTGCTGTTTTATCTGGCCCTTTTTCTACCTTTCCGCCTTTACCGTATTGTGCCAGACGATCAGTAGTGTTTTGTGGTTTGGCTTCTTCTTCTCTAATACGTTTAGCAGTGGCTAGCATCTTATCGCCCCAGCTTTCTTTTGCTGCTAGAGTCTTAGCATCAGCAGCATCTAATTCAGCACGTCTAGCCGCTGCTGCTGATTTCATCTCGTCACCAATAGCAATTGCACCAGTCAAATCGCCTCGAGCCAATGCCGCTACTTGTGCGCCAATGCCGCCTATTTCTGAACCTATACCCTGAAAAACAAAAGCTACATTGCGGCCTAAAACGCTGACTGTTTCCCATACAAGTTGTATTAAATCGGCAAATCCAGCTAATGATTCCATAGTCTGTGCAGACCACTTAGCAATGTTGTTATTACGTTTTAGTGCCTCAGATTCTTTATCTAAACCAACCACTGACTGAGTTGTTTCATTTTCAATTGTTTGTTGTAAATTACCTAAAACATTGATAGCAACGCGAACCATACCAGAGATTTCATCTCCAATTCCAGACTGAGAAATAGTTAGGAACAACATTCCCCATGTATCAGCCAGATTAGAAATAGCGCCATCAAGCGTAGCTGCGCGTTGCTCCATTGCACCAGCAAACTTGTTTTCTCCTAACTTTGTTAGATATTCTTCAATTTCTTTAGCATTATTACCCACGGTTGTCTTTACATTCTGGAATGTGAAAGAAACCTTATCTCCTTCAGCTTTTGATTTAATACCGAATTCTTTTAGTCTTTCAAACTCACCAGTAGCCGCATCTGCTACCGCTTCAACCATCTGTCCTAGATCTTTACCCATAGCAGACGCAGTGTTGCCATAACTGGTTAAGGCTCGTTCAGATGGTGTTAATCCCAAGTTTACAAGTTGGTTAAAAGCCTTTGTTACTTGCTGCAAGTCATAGGGTGTAGTTGCAGCAAAATCCTGCAAAACCTTAAAAGCTTTTGCTGCCTCTAATGTAGAACCAGTGGCAGTGACAAGACCAGCATTGATAATGTCAAATTGGCGCTGAACAGTTACTACTTCTTTAATAAAAGCAGTTAATGCGGCTGTAGCAAATGCAGCAGATATTAAACCAGCCATCGGTTTCACAGCCGATTCTATTTTGCTGAAATTACTTGATACATTATTTATAGTAGAATTTATCTTTTTTTCACCATCAAGCATTTTTGACAGTTCAAACTTTACATCATACTCAATCCCACCAACATTCTCGCTCATAGACCAGCCTTTTCTCGTTTAGCCATAAGCTCAGCTTTGGCTTTCTTATATTGATCTTCAGTCATATCGACTTTGTTTTTAGCTGGGAATTTCATCTCAATTTGTCGCTGAAATTGCGTCATAGTCAATTGCCAAGCATCAGCAGCGCTAATGCCAAGGTGAACCATTGCAGCGTCTACAAACTCGCTAGCGTCGAATGAATCGCTATACTTACCTTCTGATGACTTACCAGTAGGCTTAGCCCTACCAGCAATGCCATCAGTCATAAGTGACCGGGCTAGAATTATTAGGTCTGCATCTGGAATACTGCCATCAATACGCTGATCGAATGTTGCGCTGTCTTTGTTGCCGTCTATCCATCCAACAAGCATATCATCATAAATATCATGCTCACAGCAGCTGTGCATAACGCGCATAGCAGCAATTAATCCCATGTGCTTACTATGTAGCCAGTGGAAATACTGAACAATCTCTTTGGGATTGCCAATTTTAGAGATATTTTTAAAAGATGGATTGAATATAAAATAGTTACCTTCCGCGTCTGTCACGCCTATCTGCCCGATCTCTGTAAGTGCTTCCATGCTCGCCCCTAAATATCTTGTATTATAGCACCAAATTAAAAAAGCCCCCTATCTAGGGGGCTTACCGGTACATTTTATTTTAACCTAAATCAATCAGCCGAACCTTCGCTCCAGCCGCACCAGTAAGTGTAACCACACCTTGGCAATATGCTGAAATAGTTGAGAGGGTGATTAATTTACTACCAGTAGTAGCTGGAACTACGATTGTTTTACCAGCAGCAACGTTAATTGCACCGATACCTGCAACGCTCACTGTCGTACCACCATCACCGTCAATAAGCAACGTTAATGCGCCTGCTGTGGTATTTGTTACCAATAAAATCTGAACTTTTGCAGAGTTAAAAGTGATCGTATCTGATGCAGTCAGTGTTGTTTCTGGTGCATCAATAAAATCATTCAAATTGCTTGCTGAAATAGCTGTAATAGCGGCCATGATTATTCCTTATAGTAATTGTACGGTAACTTGACCATTAGACTCTGCGCTCATAGACCATGTGCAAGCGCCATCATAGGGCATTTCTTCTGACCATTCGGTAACGATAAATGGGCCAGTACGCACTTTGTTTGCATTAGAAATACGCAACCAAACTTTAGCGGCATTTGCTTTAATAGCTGGAACAGTACAAACATTTGAAGAGAATTCATCTTGATTATATGAATCCTCTGTGTATGTAACGCCATCACCAGAGAATGAAACAGATTTAAACGATACTAAGCTTGTCTTAGTAAAGTCTGGTGATTTATCTGCCGTAGTGTCAATCGTTTCCCATTTGTCAGATAGCGACTTAGACCGCATCATGCCTAGAGACTTCCACACCAAACTATTAACCAGTGCTGTTTCAGGGGCAATTGCGAATTCGATAAGCGTATCGCGCCCTACCATTGCTGTCATATTTACTTCCTTTTTTAGCTGTAAAGCATCTCAATTGACAGTTCAAATACAGGCCGCTTGTCATCTGTCTGGAAGAATACCGGCTCGCTTGACTGCATGTTAAAAGTACGCCCTGAGCTATGAACATTAGAGCGCATAGCTTCTATTATAGCATTGGCTTTACTAAGTAAAGCAAATCTTGATGAGTTTACTTCACCAACCAAAATAATACTGTGATATGGATAGCGAATTACTTCTGCATTACCACCGTTCTGTGGCCTAATGACTAAGTACTTATCATTCGGTTTATCTGCTTCATACATTCCGAATTGAACACGAAAACCAGCAGATAATCCGGTTGAAGCGAGGTAGTTCTTCAAATCTTCTGATGGTGTCATAATAGTTTCATACCGCCAAATCCTTCTTAACAATTGCGTCAATAAGTGGCTTTGCTTCTTCAAAACCAAGCCTCAAGAATTCTTTCTTAGCACTGGCACGTTTAAACTTTTGCTTTATGTTTGGATCATGCACAATTTTTGCATAATTTGCTTTATATCCATAAATACCTTTTATCATTACTTCACTGCTTTCTACGTCACGATAGGCAGAATTCAACAAATTAGACGTATCCTCAGGTGTAAATAAACTAGCATGGCTACCACCTAAAGTAAGGATCTTTTGCATTGTCCCTATCATCTTTCTTTCTTGATTGCTGATAAACCTATCTAGATTATTTGTAATTTTAGCTGCCATCACG